ACAGGCGCTTTTTCAATGTTTGAATTTGGACTCTCTCGCTTTGAATACCGTCCCATATTCGCTAGTCAAATTGTGTCCAATGAACTTGCGGCTTGACGCCACACAGACGTGGCAATTACGGCAACTCGTTTCAACAGTGGCCTCTACATACGTGATAGGACTTTCGTTAGTGTGGACAACGAATGCGCAGTAAGGAAAAACGTCATGGCAAAATCGGCTCTCGAAATGATCATGCCGGGATTTTTGAAAAGCCTAGGCTTGGATCCTGATACTGTTACCCAAACCATTGAAAACGTGGGCAAGGTTGTGATAGAGATACGCGACCGGCTGGCCCGGATCGAGGCAAAGCTTGACCGCTCATTGCCTTTGGAACCGGACCCAGCAGACTTTACTACGGAGGTTGACAATGGCGAGCAAACTGGTTCAGGCGCTCCGTGAGGATGCAACCGACGACGCTGGCAGGGCAATGGCCGACTTTGTCGAGCGCGCCGAATACGTGCTCAACAAGTACTACCACAACGAGCCGGGAGGTCCGCTGACAACGCCGGTTGTCGAGGAAGAATGACTGCGAAACCGGTTGACCTCACAACCTTGGCGGCAGGAGTAAGCCTTCCGCTCGATCATCCGTTGCTGAACGATCCGCAGTATTTCGTGCCAGACGGTCCCGAGCCGTTTTCGCCGGAGCGCGCCATGTATTTGCTATGGTGGCTTGGTGGCAGAATTAACGATATGGAAAATTTGCTTCTGAACAGTGCGAAGGATGCAAACAATGCTTGAAACGCCAGCAGAACAAGCCGGACAAACAACCGCAGCCGTAACCGAAGCGGCCGTAGAAAGCGCCACCACTACTGCCGAGGCTGCCGTTGCTGCCGCTGCCGTCCGCGCCGACGAAGCGGAGCGCACCGCCCGAGCGATGGCCGACGCTGCCCATGCCGGCGAGCTCGGACAGCGCATAGAACGACTGCAAACGGAGGTCTCGCAATGCCGCGAAAATCAGCAACGGCTGGAAGCGGAACTGAGCCAGCACGTACAGAATACGGACACCCATCACCCGACAGCGGAACTACAGGCGTTGATCCGACCGACTACACCGCCGCCGGGACCGTCGATCCCGCCGCGTTTGCCGTCGCGGGCGACAGCTACAGTGACGGTGGAGCCGGAAGCGGTGGAGGAAAACGAAGAGGACGACCCAGAGGCAGTCGAACCGTCAAGGTCGCGCCGCCGCATGATCTAGCGCAGAGCGTCAGCAAGTCTTTGCTGATGATACACGTGTGTCTTGTCGGCTTGACCAAGGCCCAGGAATGGGAACTGAGCGGTGATGAAGCGAACAACATGGGCGAGTGTGTCGCTGGAGTGTGCCGACACTACAACTGGCTAAGCGGTACCGAAAAAGTGCAGGATTGGGCAAACCTGATTATGTGTTCGGCCATTGTCTACGGCGGCAGAATGAAGGCGATCCGGGACCGGCGCTATGCGGAACGAACCGGACAGGTTCGGCCGCCTGCTGTCAACAGCGGACAAGAGCCGCCGGCCGCAACCAGCGATCCCAACATTATTCCGGGCGTTGGCCGCGTTCAGAGCGGAGGGCTGCACTGATGCGCTACGGTTCCGTGTGGCCGGTCTATAAGGACGACTGGGACCGGATGACGGTAACCGGAAACCCGGCGTTTCCGAAGGCAAAGGCTGAAGCCTTGTTCACGGAGTACGCCCACTATGCCGTGTTGCACCGTGACCGTTACGTGGAAATCGAACGTGCGTCGGGCGTGCCGTGGGAAATGGTTGCCGTAATTCACCGTCGCGAAGCCGACGGCGACTTTGACACTTACCTGGGCAACGGTCAAAGTCTGCACCGGAGAACGACCGAGGTACCGGTCGGGCGGGGTCCCTTTGCCAGTTTTCTTAATGGTGCGATGGACGCTCTGCACTACGACGCTCTCGACAGCGTCAAGGACTGGCGGCTCGAAAAAATTCTGTATTGGTGTACGACGTTCAACGGGTGGGGGTACGGAGCCAACAGCCCTTATATCTGGGGACTAACAAACATCCAACGGCCGGGAAAGTACATTCGAGATCACGTGTTTTCATCCACTACCTGGGACACGCAACCCGGTTGCGCGCCATTGTTGTGGATGATTAGCAAGATCGATCCGACGATAGTTTTTACTCGTGAAACGTAGGAGGAAAAACCGTGCGAAGCCTGTTTGTGGTTCTGTTGCTTGTTCTGCCGGCGTTGCCGGCGATCGCCAAGGTACACGTCGTTCCGGTAGGCAAAACGTGCACTCTCGGTTCCGACCTCATCAGCGGCCTGAACGACAACCAGTGCAAGCTGTTGACTGCTCTTGCCGACGGCAAGGTTGTTCGCGGTTGTGTTGTTCGTGGCCAGTACATCGCGGAACTTAATGAGGATCAATGCGATCTCATTGACGGAAACTGGACGTGGGTGCTACAGCGGTAATGTTCTTTAATTGCCGCCAAGCGTGTCACTTGTTGCAACAAACGGAGGACGATGAAATGAACCTTGCAGCTATCCTTGCTCTTGTCGAAAGCGCCGCTCCGGGTATCGAGAGCGTCATCAAGCTTATCGAGGAGCTTGTCGCCGGCCTGAAAAAGACAACCCCGCCGACTCAGAATCCGCCGCTGCACAAGGCGCTTGACGACGTGCTCGCCAAGGCCCCGGACCTCGCCAAAGCCGTCATGATGGGACCGGGAGCAAAGTAATCTGGCCGGCGACGGAGCCCCCCGCCGGCGGTAGCGGCCACGTCCCTAAAGGCGAGCGTGCCGCCTTGTGGTCGCAGGCCGCGCTGCTTCGGCTTCCTCCCGGCAGCGCGGCCATATTTTATGGCGACTGACGTGCCTTTTAACGGTATCGTGCAAAAATGGGTACCATTTTTGACGATAGTCGGATTTTTGCTTGTTCAATCCATAACGATTGCTGTTTACGTGAAAGGAATTGCGGATGATACATCATTTTTATTGCGTGAAACACAAATTATCGTTGCACGAGAGGACGCTGTTGACTTGCGATTAAGAACTGTGGAAATTTCCGAGACAAGAATTCAAGAACTTGGCCGAAGAATAGATGAAATGGCGCGAAGGATCGACAACATAAACGACGCTTTGAATTCACAAAGGCGAAGGTAGAGGTGGCCGAAAAAATCTTTCGTTTGCCAGACGATACCCACCGTTTGTTTGTGGTCGGGCGAACGGGGAGCGGAAAAACCGTGTTTGCAAATTGGGTGCTCTCAAAACAGCCGTTCGACGAAAAGCCTTGGGTTGTCGTTGACTACAAACGGGACCCGTTATTGAACAGTATTGACCGGGTACGCGAAATAGGGTTAGATACCCTTCCGGGCGAACCAGGCCTGTATCGGATCAACCCGCGCCCGGTTGTAGACGACGATGCTGTCGAGGACTGGTTGCTTTCGCTTTGGGCAACGGAAAACGTGGGCCTCTACGTTGACGAGGTCTACATGCTGCCCAACCGCGCCGGCTTTCAAGGCATTCTCACACAGGGACGCTCCAAGCGAATTCCTGCGATCGTTCTGGCACAACGCCCAGCGTGGCTCTCCCGCTTCGTTCTTTCCGAGGCAGACTTTTTCGCCGCATTTCACCTCAATCACAAACGGGACCGGCAGACGATTGAGGAGTGCTTCCCTTACGGGGCTCTAAACCGGAGGCTACCCGATTATTGCTGCTATTGGTACGACGTAGGGCAAAACTGCTTGTTCGACTTGAAGCCCGTGCCGGACCCTGCCGTCATAGCCGAAAGCATCAACGATCGGTTGCGTCCAAAGCGACGTTGGGTATGAAAGCATGGATTACCTCAAGTTGAACGTATTCAACGTCCTGACCATCTGGCTTATGGTCTTATTGCTTTTTCTCTTCATCGGTGTAGTCCGGGCCGCCTATGTGGCTTACTCGGGCGGCTTGTCGGGCAACGTGCTGAAAGCCGCTGCGAGCGGCGACGGAGGATAGCTTTTGGAAAAGTATCTTCCGCTCAACCTGGAGCTGATGCGGTCCCCTCTAAGCTGGATCGTGGTGCTCCTTGTCGTTCTCTTGGGTGGGCTCGCCCTCGGGTTAGTGTTTCATCCTGCTAACCAAATGGAGCCTTCATAATGCAGGCCGGTCCTACTCCCGCGCAGCAAGCCGCTGCCCTCGCGCAAGCCAATGCTGCCGCCCGCGCTCTTGTTCTCAACCAGGGCGTTGACATGTGGCAGCAAGTCTACCAAACATCGTTTGCCGCTTCGAATGCCGGCCTTGGCCAGCAAATCAACGTTCCGATACGCAACGTTGGCCTTATCAAGCGGTTCGTAGTCGAAATTGTTGCAAGCGTGGCCCAAGGTGCGGCGGAAACGCAAACCCTGCAAGCTTGGGGGCCGGCCAATTTCTTCTCGAACATTGCCTTTCAGGACCTCTCGAACCAGGTGCGGATCAATACCGCCGGCTGGCACGTGCACGCCTTGGCAACCGCACGCCGGCAATGGGCCTTCGGTTCCGCCTATACGAACGATAGCCCAGTAAGCATTAAAAACAATTTCAACGTCATTACCGCACCGTCGTCACTGACGACCGTGCAAACCTTGAGAATGTTCTACGAGATACCCATAAGCTACTCGGACTTTGACCTCCGGGGAGGTATCTACGCCGCCGTGGTCAATGCCACGATGCAGTTGCAACTTACGATCAACCCCAATTTCTGGGTTGCGTCAACGGCCACCGACCCGACGCTCGCAGTCTACAAGTCGAGTACCGCGCAGCTTGGTACCATGACCAACCTGACAATCACTGTGTTTCAGAATTACCTCGATCAATTGCCTATGGGCAAGAACGGTCCGGTCCTTCCTATTCAAGACCTCTCGGTTGCCTACCTGATCCAGAATACCACCGTCAGCAACCCCGTAGTCGGACAGGATCTTCCCATCCCTTACGCAAATTTCCGAAATTTCATGTCAACGTTTGCCATCTACGACAACAACGGCACGTTGAACGTCGGTTCCGACATCAACTATTGGGCCATCAGCAGCGCCAATTTCACCAACATTCGAAAATACGATCCGTTCCTGTCATCTTTGTTGACGCGCGAGATCATCAACGACGACTTTCCGGCCGGCACGTACTATTTCGACCACCGGCAGAAGCCTATCAGCACGATCCAGTACGGCAACATGCAACTGATCGTTAACCCGTCCAACGTAGGAGGCGCGGGATCGATTTTCCTCGTCGGCTACGAAGCACTAGCGCAGATCAACCAGATCACCCAGGCCGGTTCGCTCTACGGAACGTAATCCCAGGGAGCCCTCGCGCCCGGTACCGAGTGCAAACACAGGTTGGGCACAAAACCGGGTAGGTTCATGTCGTGCCAATACTGTCGGGAAACGAGAACCGCAATGTGGGTACACTTTAGCGAATTCCTGACAAAACCGTGGCGCGGTTCCGACGACATGACTGCGCTCGACTGGACGCTGTTTGTGGGGCTCATTCTCGTGATCCTGCTCTTTTGGGGGATCGTTCTGCAACACTTGAAAGAAGCTCTGGAAGGCTGAAACCATGCAAGTACACATATCGGTTTGGCTACTCTTTATATTTCTCATTGGGTACCTTGTCGGGGCCAAGTTTCCCGGCATGGCCCAACGGGTAGGACTGGCCTAGGTGAACCAAAGCAACGTGATCTTTGGCTACTTGTTTGTCGCGTTCATCGTTTACGTAACAATGCGCGGCGAGTTGCGGCAATACATGGGATTTTTGTTCGCATGACCACACAAGAGAACAAGTCGCGACACTTGGCGATTGTCGGCTTGGTCGCCGTTGCCGTCGTGGCTCTCGCATGGGTTGCAGGCGCCCTGACCTCGAACCGCGCCAAGGGACAAGTTGCGATCGGCGTTCCTACCGTTTCCGCCTTGCAGTTGACCGGACAGCACGTGTCATTTGCGGGCGGCAACCCGACGCCCACGGGCGGAACGCTTGCGGCCGGATCGAGCGACACTGCCGGCACGTTCACGGCTTCGGCAGCTTCCGGTTCGCTGACATTCGGAGGGGCCTTTGTCAGCGCGCCGACGTGCATTTGGCAGGACAGCAGCGCAACGCCCATCATCGTTTTTACCGTGAGCACAACGGCAGTAACGCTGACCACACTGACCTCCGGCCACGTTTACCAGTACCTGTGTGTCGGCAAAGCGGGAGGATAGGCGTTGCCGTTCCGCAAGATCAAGGGTGGAAAGTATACTCACAAGGGCCGGACCTATACGGCCAAGCAGGTCAAGGCTTACTACGCGACGAAAGGCTTCAAGCGGTCACTGCGAAAGCGGAGAAAAATGACGTAAAGCCGGAAAGCAAAGATGAATGCCGTTCGCGTTGGTTACGATTGGATTACTCATGCTTGTGATAGGTGCTCGGGGCACCTATCAGGAATTTGGCAGTCAATTGTACGGCGACTTGTTCGGGAGCGGCAACCAACGCGGTTTTATTTGGTGGATACTGGCCATCGTTCTCATAGGGCTAGTAGGTTACGCACCGAGGCTCAAGCCGCTATCCCATGCTCTCCTGATACTAGTTATTGTCGTTATTCTCTTGGCCAATCGTGGGGTAGCGGCAAACCTGATTTCGGCTGTCCAGCAGGGACCGGCCCCGGTAGCGGCCCATCCGCTGCCGCCGGCCTCGATCAACGTAACGCTTGGATCACTGGCGACAGGGATGTCCCAGGCAGACGCAAGCTTGACGGGATCGCCGCAAATGGGTAGCGCGGTAGCCCCGTATTCGAGCGCCTTTGCCGGCTGGCTTCGATCTTTGGGTGTTCCTTCGTGGCTGGCCCCTGGTCCAGCGCCGGCTTTGGGACCGCAGTCCAGCCTTGGCAGCGACGCGGTTACAGCAGCCGAAATAGCGGCGGTGTGACATGAGTGACCTTGGAAACGCGGTGCTGGCCGTCCTGGTGGCAGTTGTAGGGGTAGCCGTGCTCGCTGTGATCGTGTCCCGCAACTCGCAAACCCCGGCCGTTTTGCAATCGTTCGGACAAGCTTTCGCCGGGATCATAGGCGCGGCCGTGCAACCCGTGACCGGGGGAGGCTACGGAGGCTTTGGCCTGGGCGGATACGGCGCGGCAACGGCCCCGCTGCCGACAATCGGAGGGTACTCCAGTGTGTTCCACTAGGCAACAAAAGCGGTGGGAACTCGAAAGATGACAAAAGACCTCTTTGACGCGATCGCCACCGTAGGGCTCGCAATCGTAGGAGTGGCCGTTTTGGCCGTGCTGGTATCGAGCCGAAGCCAAACCCCGGCCGTGCTGCAGAGCCTCGGCAGCGCGTTCAGCAACGCGCTGGGGGTTGCCGTGTCACCCGTGACCGGGGCCACCGTACAGCCCAACGTGTCCTACCCAACCGGCCCCTACGGAGCCTTCGGATCGAGCCCGCTGTCCTTCGGCTTTCCGAGTGTGTACTAGACGAAAAAATGGCCTGGACACAGCGACAGACTACTGCCCTGGAGCCCGACAGCCCGCAAAAGCCGCGCGGCCGGGGTTGGTCGTGGCGCGGGTTTACCGCGTACCACAGGGTATGGGAAAACAAGTACCCGCAAGGCTTTCCCTCGCCGGGACCGCAAGCCTACTCCTGGGAAACGCTGTCGCTGCCGCAGTTTTCTCCGATCGGACCGGGTATCGCGACACGGCAACCCATCAAGCCGTTCAACGTGGCCCAGGTCTACAGCCTGCAATCCGTGTGGCTGCAAGGCATCCCGACAGCAAGCGGCCAGATGATCATGCAACCCCTCTACGATCCCAACGCCGGCTACGTGTCGGGGCAGCCGGAAGGCGGATCGCTGTTGGCCTCGATAAATGTCCCCGACATCTGGCCCCGCGCGCTACCCAATAACGCAACCAATCCAACACGCACTAATCGAATTAGCGTTTGAGGCGCTGTGGCCGTGCTCGAATGGATCAAGGAACACCCCGTCGCAACCGGAGCTATCGTTGTTGTTGGGTTGGTGCTGGTTTATGCAATCGTGTCTGGCGGGGGAAGCACCGCGGGCGGAAGTTCAGCCGACACAGCGGCTGTAGAAGCCGGAGCCCAGTTGCAGGCCGCGCAGCTTCAGGCACAACAGCAAGCACAGCAAACCCAGGCCGCACAGCAAGTCGCGCTCGGGGCCCAGGGAACACAGGTACAGCTTGCACAGATACAGGCAGGATACCAGCAAAATGCCAATGAACTCGCGGCTGGCGTTCAAAGCCAAGCGATCAACGCCCAAGAGCAAACACAAACAACAGTCTCGGCGCTCGCAAGCCAAACGCAAATCGCCGCAATCAACGCCCAAACGCAGCAAGCGCAAATCGCAGTAAGCGGCGCGGTGCAGCAAACACAAGCACTCGCGGACGTGCTCAAGACGCAAATCACAACCCAGGCAAACACCCAGGCACAGCAAATACAGGCGTTCCGGGCCTGTACAGGCTTGGGAGCGGCTATCTTTGGATGTTAACGCGTGAAGAATATTGGGAGGAGGTCTGCGAGTGACGATAGGCGAAAGAGTGTTTATGGTGCTGGTTTTCATGGCCCTTGTCGCGGCCGTGCTCTTTCGCGCGCCGAAACGCGAGGTAGCGTCACACGCTGCCTTGCGAGCGGAAACCGGAAAGCCGGACGCTGCTGCAAAAGAGCACCAACCTTGGCAGGCGCAAACATTCTTTGACACGACCGACGGCCCAAGCTACCTGTTGTACAACACGCCTCCGTGGCAGGCTACCGCACCGGTAATGTCAACAATGCCGGTGGCGGGAATTCCCTACGACGCTTGCGACTGTCCGGCAAAACCGAATTCGGGAAGGCTGAACTGTGGCTAGGACCCCTCCGATCCCCGTCACCTATCCTGCAACCATGATAGGGATTGATACCCAAAACATCGCCGGCTTGGGATCGCCGCAAATTCTGTTTTATCAAAATCCGCACGGCGGCTTCGATCTAAGCTACCCGACCGCGCCGGTTGTTTTCTACCCGTTGTACCCCGAACTCACCTATCACGACTATATCGGCTTTTGGACGCCGTTGGTACCGCGCAACAACCCAGGTCGCAACCCGTAGGAACACAAGATGAATATTTGGCACATTCGCGGTGGCATGGCCAAGGGTGGAACACCGGCTTATTCCATCGGCCACGAGGTCACTACCCAGGACGGGATTGTCGAGGTCGCCGACGAAAACGACCGGCTTGGTGACGTGCTCGATATGAACGCCTGGATGGCACACCTGCAACCGCCGCTAAGCGGCAGTGAACACGTCACTCCTACGTGGCCGGAACCGACAAGCATCAGAATTACTCCCGACAAGCTGCACAAGCCACCCTACGCCCTGTTAAGCATGGTTTCGTTCGCACCGGCAGAACGCTACGTCATCATGCCGCACCCGCTGCCACCTGCTTACGGCGTGTTCAGGGAACCGTGGTTTAACAAGGTTCTGAACGTACCGGGACCGGAAAGCGTTTACCACAGACCTCGCAACATTACTCCCGGAGCCTGATGAACGACATTCAGGAAGCGGCAGCGCGAAACCGGGCAGACGCCAAAGCCGCAGCTTGGCTCGGTCTTGGTTTCGCT